AGTACCATGAAACGCGCAAAAGGAAAGTATGTTCCAAAATACCTTGAAATCTACAAGCGGCCTGATAGTTATGCGGGTCCAACCCACTACGGTTATTACCCCGTATTGAGTCAAAACCGGGATAGTGGGTGCCTTGAGCGCTCAAATTTCCGTAGCACGTTGAAAGCCTTGGGGGGTGAGGGCCGGGGGGTACAGGTTATCCGTGATACTCACTGGGCTAGTGGTTGGGTAGAAACCATCTATGTCGCGAAAACCGCCGTCAAACGGCTTCAGATTGCCGACAAAATTATGTCGGACCTGGAAGGCTACCCCGCGGTAGATGAAGCCGATTTTTCAGAGCTGGAAACCGAAATACAGGCCGAAACGTGGAATAGTTACTACGACCTACGGGAAAAGATCAAGCTATGCGCGGAAAACGGGATAAGCATATTTTCGGCCCGTCAAAGCTACCCGCCTAGCAGGGAATCGGGCGAGTGCGTTGTGATTGCGGATTAAACCCTCTCCCCTATTCCTCCACTGGGGGGATGGGGAAGCGATCAAACCGAGAGCGAGGACTAGTATGAATGAAATTGATAGGATCATTGAGGATTTAATCAAGGAGGTGATGAAATGATATGTTTTTACAGTTTTACCCCATACGGGGTTAGGGTTGCGCTGAAACGAGCGGGGCGTGAGTTTAGCCGTAAAATTGTATCCCTCACCCAATGGATGATGATGAGTGAGGAATTGGAGGAGCAGGGATATAGGATGATCGAGGCGCCACGGCCAAAATAATCACCCCCCGGGGTGTAATGCGGCTCCCCGCAGTGGGGAAGGGTTCCAAGCCCCTAACGCAGAGGATACTAAACTAAGGGAATGTTACCCATGAAAAATGTAATGGATATGGAAGGTCCGAAACGTACAGGAGTTTGGGTCATTTTGAAGGGTGCAAAACATGTCGGAAAAATCATTGCCGCTTATCCGTCAAAGGGTCACGGCGAACGGCGGACATATGTCCAGGTTTTCTGCTGGACAAGACCAAACGAATTACCCGGCAAAAACGTGACCTATGCCGGGGGTTGCGGATATTGCAAGGTTGACGCTTGCATGGAGGAATTAGGGTTTGGTGGGTTGAAACTGCCTTCCAGCGGCTGGGAATCGTTCCTAGAGAAAAACGGTTATACCGTTTTGGAGGTGATTTGATGATTACACCTGATCAAGCCAAAGAGCATCCGTGCCCGAAATGCGATAGCGAAAATGTGAAATATATTCAATTCTGGAAATACCATTGTTTGGATTGTGGGGTTTACTACCCCGCTGAATACCGCTACAAAACCAGCGAGGCGGAATAACATGAATTACATACACAAGGGATTGAAAAGCGTTTCCTATCAATGGAATGGGAAACGCAGAACCGAGTCAGCAAAATGAAATATATTTTGACCTTGGTTGTTGGGCTGGGGTTGGTTGTATTTGTTATCCACGACCATCAACCCCATTGGGAAGGTCCGAGCAGTTGCCCATTAACAATCGTTTTGGACATTGCAGGGGAAACAGCCAACGAGTATGCCGATAACGTTGAACATGCGATTAACCGCATTGAAAAATTAGGGTACTCCGTTGACCTAGTAGACCGTTGACATTATGGTGACAGTGTGAGATAATTACGATCTAGAAAAAGGAGCATTGTGGACGCACAACAATCATACGATCTACTCTCCCCGGAGGATGACGAACACCGTCAGTTGGTCGAGGACCGGAAACAGGCGACGAAGGATGATCGTTTAGACAGGATGGAAAATGAGAGGAACGGGGATTGAACATGACCGACGAATACGCAGAGAGACTTGATGTCGCAAAGACTCTACTCCGTCACGCCGGGAACGAGCTGGAATATGGCTCGGTTACCGACGCGCTGGGCACGATTCGGATGGTTGAAAAAATACTCGTGAGGCTCAAAAAAATGGAGGCGAAGAAGTGAACCAGGGACTTGCAGTATTTCCGGAGATGTCGCCGGAAGTCGTGAAAGGTTTGACCGCTCCGACCGTTGCGGCGAGGGCGGCGTCGAGGGCGGAGATGGCGGCGTCGAGGGCGGCGAGGGCGGCGGCGGAACGTAAATGGCAGGCCGACCGAATCCGATAAATTGTTGAAAACCCCTGGGGGACGAAATGAACGCAAAAGACCTGAAAAAACTGGAATCGCTGAACCCATGCGCTGACGGGTCGGCGTGGGGAAAAACTCAGAACTCACTGTACGACGTGTATGAAAACTGCGAGCGCGGAGATTGGATGATCTGGCTCCTGAGCCGTTCCAAAAAACTCACGAAAACTCAGGCGATAGAAATCGCGATCACGTGCGCGAAACATGTGTATCACGACCCGGATTGGAACCGATGGGCGGATGCGTGGCTGGACGGATCGGATCGAGCCAAGGCGAGTGCGGAGATGGCGGCGAGGGCGGCGAGGGCGGCGTATTGGGCGGCGAGGGCGTCGAGTGTGGCGAGTGCGTCGAGTGTGGCGAGTGCGTCGAGTGCGGCGAGGGCGGCGAGTGCGGCGAGTGCGGCGAGTGCGTCGAGTGCGGCGTATTGGGCGGCGAGGGCGGCGTGGGTGCCGAGTGCGGCGATAAAATGGCAGGCCGACCGAATCCGAGAAATTGTTGAAAACCCCTGGGGGACGAAATGAACCCAACTGATCTGAAAATCCTTGAGGACATGAGCCCATGCGCTGACGGGTCGGCGTGGGGAAAAACCCAGAACTCACTGCACGACGTGTACGAAAATTGCGAGCGCGGAGATTGGATGATCTGGCTCCTGGGTCATTCCAAAAAAATCACGAAAACTCAGGCAATCGAGATCGCGATAGTGTGCGCGAAACATGTGTATCACGACCCGGATTGGAACCGATGGGCGGATGCGTGGCTGGACGGATCGGATCGAGCCAAGGCGAGTGCGGAGATGGCGGCGAGGGCGGCGAGTGCGGCGGATTGGGCGGCGTATTGGGCGTCGAGTGCGGCGGCGTGGGCGGCGGCGTGGGCGGAGAGTGCGGCGGAGAGTGCGGCGGATTGGACGGCATGTGCGGAGATGGCGGCGAGGGCGGCGAGTGCGGCGAGTGCGTCGTGGGAGGCGAGTGCGGAGATGGCGGCGAGGGCGGAGAGTGCGGCGAGTGCGTCGTGGGAGGCGAGTGCGGAGATAAAATGGCAGGCCGACCGAATCCGAGAAATTGTTGAAAACCCCTGGGGGACGAAATGAACGCAAAAGACCTGAAAAAACTGGAATCGCTGAACCCATGCGCGGACGGGTTGGCGTGGGGAAAAACCCAGGAGTCACTACACGACGTGTACGAAAATTGCGAGCGCGGAGATTGGATGATCTGGCTCCTGGGTCATTCCAAAAAAATCACGAAAACTCAGGTGATAGAAATCGCGATCACGTGCGCGAAACATGTGTATCACGACCCGGATTGGAACCGATGGGCGGATGCGTGGCTGGACGGATCGGATCGAACCAAGGCGAGTGCGTCGAGTGCGTCGAGTGCGGCGAGTGCGGCGTATTGGGCGGCGAGTTCGGCGATGGCGGCGTATTGGGCGGCGAGGGCGGCGTGGTCGGCGAGGGCGGCGAGTGCGGCGAGGGCGTTGGAGTGGGCGGAGATGGCGGCGGAGAGTGCGGCGAGGGCGGCGTCGAGGGCGGAGATGGCGGCGTCGAGGGCGGCGAGGGCGGCGGCGGAACGTAAATGGCAGGCTGACCGAATCCGAGAAATTGTTGAAAACCCCTGGGGGACGAAATGAACGCAAAAGACCTGAAAAAACTGGAATCGCTGAACCCATGCGCTGACGGGCTGGCGTGGGGAAAAACTCAGAACTCACTGCACGACGTGTACGAAAACTGTGAGCGCGGAGATTGGATGATCTGGCTCCTGGGTCATTCCAAAAAAATCACGAAAACTCAGGTGATAGAAATCGCGATCACGTGCGCGAAACATGTGTATCACGACCCGGATTGGAACCGATGGGCGGATGCGTGGCTGGACGGATCGGATCGAACCAAGGCGAGTGCGGCGAGTGCGGCGAATGCGGCGAGTGCGGCGTGGGTGCCGAGTGCGGCGAGTGCGGCGGAGAGGGCGGCGTATTGGGCGGCGAGTGCGTCGAGTGCGGCGAGTGCGGCGTGTTGGGCGTGTTGGGCGGCGTGTTGGGCGTATTGGGCGGCGAGTGCGTCGAGTGCGGAGATAAAATGGCAGGCCGACCGAATCCGAGAAATCGTGAAAAATCCATGGGGGACGAAATGAACGCAACTGATCTGAAAATCCTTGAGGACATGAACCCATGCGCTGACGGGCTGGCGTGGGGAAAAACTCAGAACTCACTGCACGACGTGTACGAAAACTGTGAGCGCGGAGATTGGATGATCTGGATCCTGATTCGTTCCAAAAAACTCACGAAAACTCAGGCAACCGAGATCGCAATCACGTGCGCAAAACATGTGTATCACGATCCGGATTGGAACCGATGGGCGGATGCGTGGCTGGACGGATCGGATCGAACCAAGGCGAGTGCGGCGAGTGCGGCGAATGCGGCGAGTGCGGCGTGGGTGCCGAGTGCGGCGAGTGCGGCGGAGAGGGCGGCGTATTGGGCGGCGAGTGCGTCGAGTGCGGCGAGTGCGGCGTGTTGGGCGTGTTGGGCGGCGTGTTGGGCGTATTGGGCGGCGAGTGCGTCGAGTGCGGAGATAAAATGGCAGGCCGACCGAATCCGAGAAATCGTGAAAAATCCATGGGGGACGAAATGAACGCAACTGATCTGAAAATCCTTGAGGACATGAACCCATGCGCGGACGGGTTGGCGTGGGGAAAAACCCAGGAGTCACTACACGACGTGTACGAAAATTGCGAGCGCGGAGATTGGATGATCTGGCTCCTGGGTCATTCCAAAAAAATCACGAAAACTCAGGTGATAGAAATCGCGATCACGTGCGCGAAACATGTGTATCACGACCCGGATTGGAACCGATGGGCGGATGCGTGGCTGGACGGATCGGATCGAACCAAGGCGAGTGCGGCGAGTGCGGCGAATGCGGCGAGTGCGGCGTGGGTGCCGAGTGCGGCGAGTGCGGCGGAGAGGGCGGCGTATTGGGCGGCGAGTGCGTCGAGTGCGGCGAGGGCGGCGAGGGCGGCGGCGAGTGCGGCGAGTGCGGCGAATGCGGCGAGTGCGGCGAGTGCGGAGTATTGGGCGGCGAGTGCGGCGTATTGGGCGTATTGGGCGGCGAGGGCGGAGATAAAATGGCAGGCCGACCGAATTAGGGAGATCGTTGAAAACCCATGGGGGAAAAAATGAACGCAAAAGACCTGAAAAAACTGGAATCGCTGAACCCATGCGCTGACGGGCTGGCGTGGGGAAAAACTCAGAACTCACTGCACGACGTGTACGAAAACTGTGAGCGCGGAGATTGGATGATCTGGATCCTGATTCGTTCCAAAAAACTCACGAAAACTCAGGCAACCGAGATCGCAATCACGTGCGCAAAACATGTGTATCACGATCCGGATTGGGACCGATGGGCGGATGCGTGGCTGGACGGATCGGATCGAACCAAGGCGAGTGCGGAGAGTGCGGCGAATGCGGCGAGTGCGGCGTGGGTGCCGAGTGCGGCGAGTGCGGCGTATTGGGCGGCGAGTGCGGCGAGTGCGGCGGAGTGGGCGGCGTATTGGGCGGCGTATTGGGCGGCGAGGGCGGCGGAGAGGGCGGCGTATTGGGCGGCGAGGGCGGCGAGGGCGGCGGCGAGTGCGTCGAGTGCGGCGAGTGCGTCGAGTGCGTCGAGTGCGGAGTATTGGGCGGCGAGTGCGGCGTATTGGGCGGCGAGGGCGGAGATAAAATGGCAGGCCGACCGAATTAGGGAGATCGTTGAAAACCCATGGGGGAAAAAATGAACCGACACCTTAAGCCTCGTTTGGCAACAGTCGAGGAACTAATCCAGACGCTCGTAGTTGACTGTCAGGTCCAACTTACGATTGATTTGTTCGGAGGAGAAATTTCTTGTGATGGAGTTTGGACCCCCGAAAACTGTAAATGCACCATAAAAAAAGAGTTTCACGTGATCGGGAAAACGGTTAGTGACGCATTGCAGAAAGCCATCAAGGAGGTTAGTGAATGAATGAGAACAACGGACCGTTGCCTTGTCCATTTTGTGGAGGTCCAGCCTACGGAGAGGCTGATGATAGAACCAAACGCGAGACGTATGTTCCGGCATTAGCTTGTCCCGGCCACGGGGGTCCAGAATGTCCACCAAAGGAGCTTTTGAAATGACCGGACCATGCGACATGTGTAAAAGTGTTGGGCCGTTGAATCGTCGGGGTGAGTATTCATTGTGCGACGAATGCACCCAAGACTACGATACAGAAGACGGACCGGAGGACGACGAATGAGAAAACCACTTGGTCGTCTTTTCAAGGACGGCAATATGTGGTGCGCTGTTTTTGATGACTTCATAAATCCACAAGAGAGCAAACAGGGTTTCGGTGAAAAAAAGGACGACGCAATAGCCGAATTGCTGAAAGATTGACCCCGCTAGACGGGCAAGGAGGATGGGGATGACCACGAACGCCCAAAAGTGCTGTGAGAATTGCTTTTTCTTCGCCAACAGTTTAAACCTTCCTCTTTGCACTAGATTCTCGGAACCCACACTTCCTAACATATCGTGCGCTAAGTGGAAACCGGGAAAAGATTTTGTAGTTTTCCCGAACGATACTTGCCCAGATTATGTACGGCTTCCTAAAATTTAACCCCGCCACAGCGGGAATGGACGTATACAAACGATACTCGGTTTATTTACGGGTATCGTTTTTTTATTCTTTAAACCACCTTCTGCGCGACGATCCTTCCACTCTCCTAACCTGCTGATCGAATCCAATATTGTGCATGATCTGGCCGATTCTCTTTTGAATAATTCCGTTCATTTTGTCTATGGTAATATTTAAGGCGCCATCGGCTATCTCTGAAGTGGTCAATCCGTACTCATCTCTATATCTTTCGCTAACCATTTTACTAATGGCTTCTTCCCATTCGTCATGTATCGTTCTTAAGTCTTGTTCTGCTTTAGTTTCTTCCAACGGAACATTAAACCACTTTTCACCAGACTTGTATCTTTTGACCGCTTCCGCAAACAATTGATCCCGATCTTTTTTCAAATCTTCAACATTTATTCTTGAAACCCTTATAGGCCAAAACCTTCTATTGCCTGTTGTATCCTTAAAATAATGCTTTTCATTGGTGGTTCCCGCAAATATACATTGGCGTGGATGCTCGGAAGCGTGTCTTCCATATTTTTCCCTATAACGATCCGATTGAGTGGTAAGCATGGCTTTAATTTTAGTTGCTTCGGCCTTTCCAAATGATTCCATTTCTGCAATTTCGGCAATCATTTTTCCTTGAAACACTTCATAGAAATCATTAGACATGACTGATTCGGTTAAAGATACATACCATTTTCCTCCAATGATTCTTAACGACATGGTTTTAAATGTTTCTTGTTTTCCTTCAAGAATTACCATGTTATCAACTTTACATCCTGGGTCAAAGATTCGAGCAACCATTGAAATCCAGAAATTCTTGCTTATCGCTTGGGCATAATATCCGCGTTTGCATCCAAAATAATCAGCAAAGAAACCATCGAGGCGTTCGTTCCCATCCCACACAAGTGATTCCATCCAGTCTTTCGGTTCATTTCTGGAGTTTTTGTGAGCATAAATATAAATCGCTTGAAACGCCATCTCAGTCGAAAACTTTGTTATCCCCAGGCGTCGCTGTAATTCCAAAACTATTTTATATGTGTCAAGGTCGGACCATTCTTCGGGTTCTCCGTACAAAGACGTGAAAACCTTATTGTGAAATTCATCCCACCATATTTTCCCTTCAAAAGACTTGTCACCGTCCAATACGCGAAGCCCGTTGTCCAGGTTAGCAAACGGCACTCCGTGACCGTTTCTGGAAATACTTAGCTCATCCCAAATGACGTTTAAAGAAACCGTAGGCTTGAGTTCGTCAATCGGTTCTGATACATAAGTTGTAATTAATGGACTTGCCCATTCAACAAAATTTTCATAAGTCATGCCTTCGTTTAAAGCGTCTGCGGCGTCCCATTTTGATGGTTTGTCTTTGGGATTAAGTATTTTAATGTCTTCGCAATCTCTAGATAAAATACCGGCAATGTCTTGGGCGGCTTTTTTACCCGGTTCATCAGCGTCGGGCCAAATCAGAATTTTTCGCCCTTTTAGAACGGACCAATCGTTCTTATAAACGCTGTTTGCTCCATGACTCCATGTGGTAACGAGACACGTTGACCCCATTATTTTACGGCAAGCGTCTGCGGATTTTTCGCCTTCGACCACAACCACGGATGCAGTTGGATTTAAGGACAGGATGTCTAACCCGTATAGCGGTCGTGGCTCTGGATAAGCTTTGGCTGTCCACTTTCCATCAACCAAGTGGTATGGAGTGTATTGCTTTCCCTGAGCAGTTTCCCGGCGAGTCACGTAAAATAATGCGTTTCCATTCTTATCGTTATATTTCCAAAACAATCCTTTGGGTTTGAATTCTTGAATTTCTTGATGTTTTGAAGGCGATAACCTTTCTGCGGCTTCGCCCTGTTTAATATTGTGTATTGCGGCGTATAACGAAATCAAATCTCCACCGCGAACCTCTGAATTCGCATGATCCATCCATTGTCCAGTTTCAATGTTTACACATAGCGATTTACCGTTTCCACCTTTTAAATCAGAGCAAACGTATTCTTTTCCCTGAAATTTTCCTCCAGGAAGCCATTCGGGCAGTAAATTTCTTGAGTTAGACGCGAGTTCCCATGCAAGGGATTGAAAGTCTATTTTAGGCAAAGTTTATCCGATCAATCGAATTGTGTTTTCGATTTAAGCATGTACTACCGCTTGAGTTTAAATTTTTCGCATATGGCGTATTTTGGATTCCTGTGTCCAAACAAGAAACAAAAAAAGAATTTATGACGACGTTCTTTGTTAAACTGGCAATTTAAACATGTATAGTCGGAAGACGATTCTTGATATTTGAACCTCGCCTTCATCTCTCTTTGGGTAATCAATCGGTTGGGATCGGTTTCCACAATGTTGGTTTCTGTCTTCTCGAACAAATCAGGATTAGTTTTGACTATCATAATCCCTCCATTAGTTTTAATGAATCTTCAACGCTCCAAACAATCCCGCCTCGTCCGCCGTTATCGTTCACCATCTGAACGAATGAAGCCTGCTCAACTGTAGGTTTTCCGTTACCTTCTTTGACTTCGATAGCAAGGAATTTTCCGTTTTTAATTCCAATTAAATCAGACGATCCGACGCATAACCCGGAATGTAAAACTCGCGCATGGTGGATTAAAACGTCACCTGGAATCAATCGAACGGTTTCTTGTTTGTGTATGAACCTATAGTCGCCTATCCAAGCTTGAGCGACGTTGTTTCTAAATAAACGCGCTCCTTGTCTAGAGGCTTCTAGTTGAATAGTTCTCATTAGGTCGGGCTCGTTCATATAGCCGCCTTCCTTTGCCTAGCATTCCAAACGTGTCTGGCCCACGCCTTGGGATGGTTATATCCCCTCTGCTGTGCCACGGTAACGAGGTCTTCGTAAGTCTGCGCTGTAAATTGCGGAACTCTTACAACTCGCTCGACTTCTTTTAATTCTCCTTCAACTTCTCTCAACTTTTCAACAACGGCTTCAAACTTAAAACCACAGAACTTGCACACTCCAGACGGAACTTGAGCCGCAAAACATCTTGGACAAATTTTTACATGAACTTCTTGACTCGATTTTTTCTTGCCTACGTTTCCTTCTAAACTCCATTCTCTAACTTCGTCAGGCAATCCGTGACGCCTACAATTTCCAACATGGTCTAATATGATGGCGTAGTCTTTGCCTTCTGCTGGACGAAGGCACCTTCCAAGCATTTGCAGATACATGCTTAGGCTCTGAGTCGGCCTGAGCATTATTACCGCTTCAATTGCGGGACAATCGTATCCTTCGCCAAACAATTCAACGTTTGAAACGACCGATGTTTTCCCATCCTTGAAATCGTTCATCACACGATCACGAATTTCGGTTGGAGTTTCTCCGTCAACGTGTTCCGCTTTTACTCCAGCCGAGCGGAATTGTTCTACTATATGCTTCGAGTGTTCAATTGACGATGCAAAAACAACCGCGCGTTTACCACGGCACAACTTGAGGTATTCATTTATGGCGCTACCAGTAATGGTGGGCTTATCGACTCGTTCATTTGTCGCCTTACGATCAAAATCCCCCATCGTTGTGCGAATACCGGTCATGTCAACCGTTGAAGGAGCATATAGTTTGTAATCCGAAAGAAACCCGGCTTCAATCAACCAAGAAACGGTTGGACCTTTAACCATTGCCTGAAAATATTTTCCTAAACCCTTTCCATCCAGTCTTTGAGGCGTGGCCGTGAGTCCGATATGAAACGCTTCTGTAATTTGATTAAATATAAACTCCCAATTCTTGGCGGCTAGATGGTGACATTCATCATATATAATAAGACCAGGTTTTGACATATGTTCATAACGTCTCTTAAGACTTTGAATGGAGCATATTTGAACCGGAAAATGCGGTTCTTCCATAAATCCAGCAGACACGACTCCGCATGGAACTCCTACGTTAGAGAATGCCTTTAGGACTTGGCGTATAAGCTCCCTTCGATGCGTTATAAACCACACGCGATTTCCCAACGCAACGCTGGATTTAACCATGTATGAAGCCAACACCGTTTTTCCTGACCCCGTAGGGGATTCGAGTATCATGGAACGAACACCAGAACGCATGAGCGCCCTGGCCTCGTTGCTCATTTTTTCTTGGTATGGGCGGAGCATTTATTTGATGTCTTCCATTAGCATCTCAATCGTCACTCCCCACTTCATTTTGTTTGACGCGGATAATACTGATTTCCAGTTATGAGCAGGAATAACTCCCCTGGTTTTCCAATGATGTAAAACAGACCGCTCCACTCCAACGGCGCGAGCGGCTTTAGTCAAACCGCCAGATTTTTCAATAATACGTTCTGATGTGTTCATTTTGATTTCCTTTCAGATAAATATTATATCATTCGAAGGTTGACAAGTCTAATACAATCGGATACAATATTCAAACGTTGTCAATTCATCAAGGAGAACGAGCGTGAGCGAGATAATCAAGTCTAACCCAAAAATCACGTCTGGAAAAAGAAAAGAGCCGTTGACTATTATGTTGTATGGCGTTGCTGGTATCGGTAAAACGCAACTAGCTTCTGAATCCGAAAATCCAATTTTCATCGGAGAACGCGGAAATTTGCTTTTGGACGTTTCCCGCTTTGACGAAGAAAAAACATTTGCGGAGTTTGTCGAAGACATCAAATGGTTGATTGAAAATGAACACATTTACAAAACTCTTGTGATTGACACTCTTAGCTGGCTTGAGCCTTTAGTGTTCCAAGAAGTATGTTCTGAGCAAACAAAACCAGCCAAAGACATTTCAAAGGTGCCACACGGTGCCGGTTACATTTCGGCTTATACAAAGATGGAAAGCGTCACAAAGCTTTTGAATGATCTTAAAGATAAGAAAAAAATGAACGTTGTGATTATTGCTCATTCAAAAGTTAAGCCATTTAATGATCCCACTTCGATTGAACCATACGATAAATACGTTCCTTCGTTGAACGAAGCCATTTCCGCAATATGGGTCAAGTACGTCGATGCCCTCATCTTTATGAACTACGAAACGTTTGTAAAAGAGGGAGAACGACGGGCTTATGGAGACGCGCTTCGTATTGCTTACACCGAAGAACGTCCTTCATTCCAAGCTAAAAACCGTTACGGGTTGCCTTATCGAATTGCCATGCGCAAAGGGGAGGGATGGAAAACTCTAGTTGAAGCGATTGAAAAATCAGAACCAAACAGTCTGGAAGTGTTGCAACGAGCCGTTGCCGAATTGCGAAAGACAATTTCAGGGGAGCCTGAATTTTTGTCTAAGGTTGATAAGTCAATTGCCGATGCCGGTGTGGATTTGACTAAGTTGACGGCCATTCGCGACCGGATGGTTGCATTAACGGGAGGGTTAAAGTGAAAAAGTTAGATAAAAGAGACAAGGAAATCAAAGACTTGAAGATGGCTTTGTTGGTTAAAGATAGCCAATTGTTCAAACTTCGTAATGTAGAAGAAGAGCTTTCTAGGATTAAGGTTCTGTTAAGGCCTTATTCTATTAAAACTGCTAAAAATAGTTCGCCTTTTACAATTTCTGGTGTTGAATTAACCAGCGAAGGCGCATTGGCTGATGTTATTGATAGGTTGAACACTTCACTAACAAGATGCTCTGAATTGTCTTTTGTTTGCGATAAATACTACGAACTACTTAACACGGCTTTTACAGGAAAACGAGAAGGAGAAAAAGCATGAGAATCAAGCCCGGAACATACCCTGGTACGTTGACTGATTATGGAATCTCAGAAACCAAGGCCGGTGATCCTCAAGTGTTTCTGATATTCGACGTAAACGCAGGAGATCAAGGCAATTACAGTATGACTTGGTACGGGTTAATGAATACCGTTGCTAAGGAATCCGGAAAGAAAGCTCCAATCGAATACACGATCAAGACCATTCTTGATTGCGGATTCTCTGGTGAGTCTCCTGAGCTTCTTGCGGCTGGACCTGAGTCTAATTTGATGCCGTTGGGCATTGCAATGGATTTACGGGTCGAAGACAATACCTACGATGGTACTACAACCAGCAGAATCAGGTTTGTAAACGTTCCTGGTCAAGGTGGTGGACCTGGACGAGTAGGATATGAGGAGGTAACTAAGAAGGTAAGCGTTGATGCTATCCGCGCCGAATTGATTAAGCAACGCGCTAACCGTCCACATGTAGAAAAAAAACAAGATGTAGGGTGGTGAGTATGTACCAACTAATCGAGGTGGATCAAAACACACCCGCTTGGTTGGATTGGCGCAAGAACGGCATAGGGGCCTCAGACGCCCCCGCCGTTCTGGGCGTCAGCCCGTATACCAAGCCTCAAAAGCTTTGGGCAATCAAGGTTGGAATGGATGTAGATAAACCAGTAAACAAATACATCATGGATAAGGGCCATGATTTTGAAACCCGTATTCGAGCTAAATACGAGTTTGAATCAGAAGGTAATTGGCCTTCGGTTTGCATGCAATCGGTTGAATTTCCATACTTAAGGGCTTCGTTGGACGGATGGAACGGTAAAAATATCATCGAAATTAAGATGGTTGGAGCAAAGATGTTTGCTTCTGATGATATACCGCCTCACCATTACGCTCAATTTCAGCATCAAATGATGGTTTCTGATGCCGAAGACATGACCGAGATTTACGGTTTGATTGACGAGTTTAACGAACTCAAAGACAAGAAACGTCTCGTTGTTCGCGACGAAAAGTTTATTGATGCCATGTTTCACAAAGAAGTGGAGTTTTGGAAGATGGTTACGGATAAGGAGTGGAGATGATTGGCGGCATCGACGTTTCTCACTGGAACGGTAAAATTGATTGGCCGAAAGTAAAAACATCGTTTGCGTTTTGCAAGGCCACTCAAGGAATGGGTATGATTGACCACACGTTCCAGACGAATATTCAAGGTTGTAGAGATAACGGGATCGTTCCAGGAGCATATCATTTCTTAAATCCTACTCAAAACGGGCGAGATCAGGCAGACTTTTTTGCAGAATACGCAAAGCCCGATATGTTACTTGCTTTGGATTGCGAAGGAGACGGTTGGAACGCATTAACACCGCAAGAATGTGCTGACGAAATCGGTGTTTTTATGACATTCTGCAAGATTAACATTGGCAAGTATCCGTTATTGTACTTCTCGCCTTCGTTCGCAAATGACAGGTTGCGAAGGTTCCCGATCAAGCAGTATAATTGGTGGGTAGCTTGCTATGCTACAAAGATGCCTGCCGACTTTTCTACCGCGAAGTTCTGGCAATACACTGAATCTGGTGGATGCCCTGGAATTCAAGGCAAATGCGATCTGGATATGTTCTTTGGCGAACGAGAAGATTTACTAAAATTGTGAGCGAAAAATGAAACTCGGAAAACAACCAGTTCGGCATGACCCCCGAACCCTCAAACTTGCGAAGTACCTGCCACAGTTACCAACGCCCCCGCCCGTTTGCGATTGGGGCACGAAGGTAGCGTTTTGGAACATGCTGGCCAATGACTCGGTTGGGGACTGCACATGTGCCAGTGCCGGTCACATGCTCATG